CTTAGCATACCAATCATCACGACCTCTTAAAGCATAATCATAAACTTCCCAGAATTGATTATGACCCATAGGTGTACCGATAAATAAAACCCATCCTAATTTATCAGCAACAGCTGGTCTTACGATTTCTGTCCATACTCTTGGAGCCATGATTGCATACTCATCAAGTACGACAGCATCAAATCCCATACCTCGAATACTATCTGGATTATCTGCTCCAAAGATTTGTATTCTTGATCCATTAAATAGATCTATTCTTAATTCAGATTCATTTCTACTTCCACCAATTTTAATTAATGGTGCAGTATAATATTTTAAATATTCCCATGCAATTGATTTACCTTGTCTATAAGTTGGTGCTATAAATGCACACAAAGATCTAGGTTTATCACATGCAGTTTTAATTAATTCGTTAATTGATAAAACTGATTTACCAAATCGTCTATGACATACTAAAACACTAAATCGTTTTTTGTGTTTATGAACTTCTAATTGATAAGCTCTTGGTTTGTATGGTATCTCAACTACTTTGGTTTTCGTCTTTTTGCCATTCGACTTTGACTTTAACTGGTTCATCTATACTCATTTTTGTGTTTGATGAAGTAAGTCTTGCATGAACATATGGCGCAGCTTTTTCTGCTGCATACATTTTTCTTTCAGGACTACTTGCAGGATTGTTTAACACAGCTAATAGGTAATCTAAAGGAGAATGTTGATATTTTTCTGCCATTTCTTCCATAGATTTCCACAAGATTTTACTCTTAGATCCTACAGGTCTACCAGCTCCAGGTCTTTTACCACCATGATTTGTTTTGTTTTCTTCAGACATTATAAAAATTTTCTTCCTTTTTTGTCATATTGTCTAGTTGGACTAAAATCAATTCCCTTTTGTTTGCCCATAAATTTAACAGTATCAGGAACAAAAAATAATGCAGTTGAAGTAATTGGATTTTTAAAAGCAAACTTAGCTGCTTTACCAATATATTTAGGTAAAGTTTTGCCCAAGAATTTTTGTTCAGCTGTTGCTTTACCTGCAATTTTTTTGCCAAATTTTTTAGCAGCAATTTTAGTTTCTTTTACTTTTGTTTTACCACTTTCTAAAATTCTTTGGTATTCTGTTTTAAGATTTCCAGACTTATATTTTTTCTTAATGTTTTTATAGTTGCCATTAACATTTGTCATTTTTTTCTCCCTTTAGCAGCCATTTTTTGAAATTTAGCTTTGCCATATTTTTTTCTTCCAATAGCTGCTGCTAAAGCCTTAGGATCTTTGACACCTTGTTTTTTTAATTTAGCAGTAAGTTGCTTAAATCTTTGTCCAGATCCTAGTTTAGGTTTTTTCATTAGTATTTATTTTTAACTTTCATTCCTTTTTTTTTAGCAGCTTTCTTAGCAGCCATCTTACCCTTTTTAGTATATGGGTATTTTTTCTTTCCTACCATTGGCATATTATTTCTCCTTTTTTTTATTATCTTTAGATGCTAATATTTTAGCACTTAATCCAATACCAACACCTGTAGTAATTGGATAATCATAAAATGCTTTTTTTCCAAAGCTACCTACATTTTGTAATGTAACATTTTTTCTTAATAATCTACCTTCAGATCTTACACTAGCTGCAAAGTCTTTAGCAAAACTTCCTTTTCTAACTCCCCAATTTTTACCTGTTTTTGATGATGTAAATATTTTATCTGATCCTTTTTTAACTTTAGATCTTACTTTAGAACTTAATCCAAATATTTTATTTAATCCTTTAATTGCCCATAATGGTGTTGTCATCTTAATAGTCCTCTTATTGCTGCATCCCTAGTGGTAGGCATAGGCATTTGACCACCTGGTCTTTTTCCCATTTGCGCCATCTGTGGATTTTGTTGTTGTAATAATCCTTGCTGACGTGCCATTTCAGGCATCATTCTAGATCTCATAATAAGACCTAATTGTTCGCCTTCTTCAGGCGACAATCTCATTAATTCATCAGCTAATTTTTCTAATCTATTTTTTGCCATGTTAACAGTTCCACTTTCTTAATGATTTATTAATTCTAGAATTAGGATCTCTAGCTGTTTTTGCTGATGTGAGCTTACGTTTCATGCCTTTCATTCTAGCACAAAAGCTAGCTCTACGTTTAGCAGCTTTGGATCCTTTTTTTAATTTTGATGGCTTTGTAGTAACTGCCATTGAGAGTTTAGATCCAGGATTAGCTCGTCTATAAGACGCAATCCCTTTTCTATTTAAACCCCCTGATTTGGATTTACCTTCTTTTCTTTGCCAAGCTGGTGATGCCATTATCTTTTCTTAGCAGTTTTAGCTGCTTTCCTAAATTGAGCTGCAGTTGGTCTACCCTTCTGCCCTTTTTTACGCATTCGTTCTCCTGAGCCAGCTTTGATTCTAGCTCGTTTTGCGTGAATGTTTGCGTATAGTCCTTTTTTAGCCATTATATGTTATAAAAGTAATCTTTGATTTTAGCAGTTTTTCTAAACTTAGGATCTTTTAAATTTTTACTAAGTTTTTTTGCTTTTTCAAGTTTTTTTTTGGGATCTAATTTAAACATTGGTAATTTTAATGGTAATCCTAAAGGGTATTTATTCATCTTCCTTGCCTATTATATTTTTTAAAGCTACGTTTTTCAGATTTGTTCTTACTTTTCTTGTGTACTCCAGGTCGTTTTTTGGGTTTTGGTCTGGGTACATAGTGTATGAACTTCTGTTTAGCCATTAGTCGTTATCTATAATATCCCATCCTACTGCACCACCTAGTGCTGCTGCAGATTTAGGATATTTTCTAATCTTTTTGCCAGCCCATCTAGATCCATAAGTAATTTTCTTACCTGTAGCTTCAGCAACTTTTGCTGCACCACCCATATTTTTACTTGCTAACCATTTAGAGCTTACATTAGCACCTTTTCTTATAGATTTTCTGCCTTTGTAAAGCCTTGTTAGCCATCTAAGTCCTGCTGATCCTGCCTTTAATCCTGCTGGTATCATTTGTTTCTCCTTGTTAAACCCCCACATTTGTAGGGAATGTTAAAATAAACCCCCCCTATGGCCCATTAAAGGCTATATTGGATGGTATCTGTATAAAACCCCCCTATTTGCACTATCGACTGTTGTCGATATTATGCAGGGGTGACTTTAAAACCCTGTCAATCGCTATTGGCGATTGTCTTTATGTCGTTAATTGTCAGCAAAGCTGACTTTCTTTGTTGGTGATTAGATTCCATCAGTCTGGCGACGATGAAATATAATCATTGTTGATTATAATATCAGTAGTCAGTTAACTTTCGGCGAAATCGTTTGATTAATTGATTGCTGATATTGATATAACCTATTGATATTACTGTAATAGTTGATTGCTGTAATACAGTAGGACATACAAATAAATGCTATATTCCCACTATTTAACAAGTGTGTGTGTATAGTATAATTAACCAATAGGAGATAAATATGTTAAGTACAATCGTGTTAACTTTGTTAGGTGTATGGTTAACTTTAATGATAATTGGATGGATTATAGGAGGTGTATTCTCTTATAAAATGTGGAAATCCATACTATCAGATGACAAATCTAGTAAGTAATATAGTGTACCTAGCCTTAGTGTTAGGTATATTAAGTATAATGTAAAGGAGATGATATGTATAAAGTGTATCTAGCAGATAGAATGAAAGCAGAAGTTGTAGATGGAGATTTACAACTATTCTTTCCATTCCCAGATGATTATGATGTAGCAGTATCTAATCATCACCCATTGGATAACAATATGAAGAAAATATCTTCAAAGTTTATTGTTGCCAGCAAAAACAAACTTTGTCAGAAAGGAGACAATAATGACTAAAGAAACTAAATATGTACCATATACGCAATCTAAATCATTAGAAGAACGTATAGCTTATGTTAAGGCTAATCCCGATAAATATAAGCCACATACTGAATGGTTGGAACAACCAGTAAAACAAAAAGATATATTTAATATGAAAAAAGAAATTGAAATTCTTAAAAAATATATCGATTCAATTAAACAATAATAACCAATAGCATTGCCTAGTCGCCTTGTAGGCTAGGCATTGCAAAATAAAGGAGATGATATGAATATATATGATATAGCAGGAATAAATGAAAGGGAGGCTATGGACTTAGAGTATAAGATAAATGACTCTTTGGATCTATCGGAATTTACAGATAGAGAGCATAGACTCATATATCAATTAGCAGGTGCAGATTTACTGAACTCTAGCACAACTAGAGGATTAGTAATGTTATATGCTAAAAATATAATACAGGAGGACTAAATGACTAAGACACCCAAAGGTTTTACAGCAAAACAATATGCAAACCATTTATTATGGTTATCACAATTCACAGATTGCAAGGAGGTAAAGAGTGTACCGAGTCGTAATAAAAGGAAAGTTCAAAGAAAGACCAATAAATCTGACAAGAGCAGTTCAGCTCATGTATAGGCAGCCATTTACTGGATCTATTAAGAGTGAGCATATATCTTGGTGGAAACAATACTGGTTAAAGTCAATTAACTTAGAAATAATAAAACCAAAGACAGGATGGATTACACTTGTCAAAGTATATAGAGAAGGTAAGCCATCTATAAGAGTAATAACTGTGCCAAACAGCTCCGACCAGCGAGAGCTGCTTGTCATGAAAAAACTATATGGAGTAAATAATGCGTAAAAACGATAAACAATTAGAAATATTAAAACAGATAGCTAAACAGCTATTATTACATAGAGTGTGGAATGGTAAAAACCAAGAGTCTATAGCTAATATTCTTGGAGTATCATTTCAACAATATCAAAAAGTTGAGAAATGTGAAAACAGAATATATGCACATCAGCTTATGGAGATATGCCAACATGAAAAATGGGATATTGATGTTATAGCAAATGCTGATCCAATGATCACATTAGATGAGTGGTCTAAAATTTCTAAACCAGTTCAAACATCTGGTATAGATTCATCTTATAGTAACATAGTTAACAAGTTTAATAAGATTGATAACAATGCTTACTATAATTTTTATAGAGTAAAAAAAGTTGAAACCATATTACCAATGAAAGGAGATTAATGAATGGAATTATTAATTTGGCTCGCTTTTTGGCCTTTAGTATTGCTGGTGTAGCAGTAAGAAAAAGCTGGAATTGGCTCACAGCTGATGTCGATCCAATTCCTGGAACGAAAGAATTTGATGATGAATATCGTCAAGTAAAAGCAAAGTATATACGACTAACTAAAAAAAAGGAGGAATATAATGATGCGATTAAAAAAATTAGGTGATGTTGTTTTATCTACAGCAACATATCCTATTAGATTTTGCATAGGTGCTTATAAAGCTATTGATAAGCATATACCAGAATCTATTGAGTTACCAATTGAAATCAAAATAAAGGAGGATAAAGATGGAAACAGTAGAGACAAAACTTTCTTTGGAAGATAGAGTTTCAAAGAAAATGGGTTTAGCTAAGTGGATACATGAATTGTATTACCAAAATGCTGAACTATTTCAATCAGATCCAAGATATAAAAGTTTGCCACAGTTTTTGCAAACATCTGGTATCTCGTCTACATTCATAGCTTTGAAAGAAGCATTGGATAAAAACAGAGATGCTAGAGAAACTGCTGAGCAATTAGTAGATATATCTAAATCTAAAACAAAGACTAAAAAGTCTGCGTAAATAAACTAGGGCTAGGCAAAAGCCTGGCCCAAACCAATAGGAGATGTATGAAACCAATAAGAAAAGATGAACAAGAATATCTTAGACATTATATTGCAGATAAATTTAGAGATAAAAGATCTGCTTTAGAATCTGAGAGAGAGATTGAAGTAGAAAAAGAATCTCAAAAAAACTATAAAAAGTTTGTTTCAATGTTAAAGATAGAGTCTTTAAAGAAACAAGCTGAGAAACTGCAAAAAGAATATGAATCTTTTAAAACTCAAAAAGAATTAATTGAGGAAGAAAAGCATAGAAAAGTAAGAGATGCAGTTAAAAAGTTAGAAGAACATATGACCAAATGGAAGAATATAAGAAGATGGGAAGATACTCCTAGCTTTACTTCTTATAGTGGTACTGACATTAAATTAAATAATGTTGATAGTTATATAACTAAAGTTCTTCAAGAAGAAACTAGAAAAGCATATGACAATAGTTCTAAAGGTAGAGCTATTAAAGAACTAGATGCACAACGTGAATCTTGTGAGAATGCTTTGTATTCTGGATCATCACTTGGATCAGTTAGAGGGTACATACACAATGTATTAACTAAAGCTAAAATCCAAGATGAAATGCCTAGTCAATTAATGATTGAGTCTAAATAATAATTTGGCAAATGCCCGGCACTTTTGCTGGGCATTATGCCTTAAAAACAATAACCAATAGGAGTGAATATGGGATTTGATTTAT